AATTGGAAAAACCGCGAAGAGACAGGCTAGCATGCGATTAGGCTACTATCTCAAACAGGGATATGAAATATCAACCCTGTAAAGACCTCCGAAAAATATGTCTTGACATGGGTTTCAAAATTTGTTATAATATATGATAAAATATAATTGGGAAAAGATAAATAGTGAGACCAAAGGAGATTCAACTTCTATACTTACTATTATTCATTTATTAACTTATAAAAGAATACCTGCAAGTAGAAAAGATAAAACTTATAAATACTTCGGTAAAAGTTTTGTAGGGCATAGCTTTTTGCTAAACCCTAGACAATTACTTGCGGAAAGAAAAAATTATAGCAATAAAGAAGCGGCCGAGTATATCGCAGTAGCTTCATACCGAAATTATTTTAATTATAAACAAACAGGTGAAACAACACTAGAGTTAATACATTTACCTGTTAACACAAGCATAGTAAATCGCAACAGACTGCTTCGAGTAGAGAATGGTCTAGTACACTTTCTATTTGAAGATAACGCTAAATGGAGAACATAAATGGCATTAAAATTTAATCAAGCTTCGGGGGCAGCTAAAAAGTCCTCAATCGACCAGTATACTTACAAAGAAGGAGACAATGTCTTTAGATTAGTAGGGGACATACTACCAAGATATGTTTATTGGATTAAAGGAGAAAACGGTAAAAACATTCCTATGGAGTGTTTAGCTTTCGACAGAAATACAGAAACTTTCAATAATAAGGAAACTGACCATGTAAGGTCTTTCTTTCCTGATTTAAAATGTGGTTGGGCATACGCTATTCAAGCTATAGACCCAGCTGATGGCAATGTAAAAGTTGTTAATCTTAAAAAGAAACTCATGGAACAAATTATGGTTGCCGCAGAAGATTTAGGCGATCCTACGGACCCTGAAACAGGGTGGGACGTTTACTTCCAAAGAGTTAAGACTGGACCTATGGCATTTAATGTAGAGTACAGACTACAAGCACTAAAGTGCAAACCAAGACCTTTAACAGAAGCAGAACAAGAAGCAATTGCAGAGCTTCGTTCAATGGACGATGTTCTAGCAAGACCTACACCTGACGCACAGTTAGAGCTTTTACAAAGAGTAACACAACCAGAAGGTTCAGAAGCACCTTCAGATGTTGACTCAGAATTCAGCATTAGTTAGGAGAAACTTATGGATTTTACAATAGGAGACCGATTCCCAGAATTTACAACAGTAGCTGTTGATATTGATAATATATTTATTGATATTGATGTGCTTCAAGAAAATATGTGGACAGTACTTTATTTTTATCCAAAAGACTTTACATTCATTTGCCCAACAGAAATAGCCGATATGGATAAACTGCTGGGCGATGCTGATGTATTAGGATTTAGTCCTGATAATGAGTATTGTAAGTTAGCTTGGAAAGAAAGTAATGATATTATAAGAAATATCCAACACCCTTTGTGTTGCGATGCTGGTAGCGAACTTGCTAAAGAATTAGGAGTTTATAATCATAAAGAAGGAGTTCCTTATAGAGCTACTTTTATTATAGACCCTGACCATGAAATACAACATTATTCAGTAAATGCACTTGATACAGGTAGAAACGCTGAAGAAATACTAAGAACACTACAGGCTTTAAAAGCTGGTGGACTTACAGGTTGCGCATGGCAGCCAGGAGATGACTTCGTAGGATGAAGAGCTATATAATATTTACAACAACAGCTCTAATTGCTACTATAGCGGTAGCTTATACAAATCTCGAATATAGAGGAGTTCCAAACAATACAAGTTGTATTGGTCAATGTTATGTTGATTATATAGAACTGAATGGTACTGCTTATGAAATAGAGAGAAGAAAACAAGCACTCGCTGCTACAGATGAGTTCAGCGATATTAGAAGTCTATGGGCGGGTTGTGCAGCATGTCATGGAGCAGAAGGTCAAGGTATGGCAGTCTTTCCAAAACTTGCAGGACAATCTTCTGATTATATTGTAGGTAGATTAACTTCTTACAAAAATAGAGAAACTATTGGAGCTATGTCTTCCACTATGTGGGGACAAGCAGCTATGTTATCAGACCAAGAAATAACAACTATTGGCAAGTTTATAGAAGGAGGCATGCCTAAGTGATATTATTTACAGCAGATTGGCACATAAAACTTGGTCAAAAAAATGTACCTATGGCATGGGCTTGTAGTAGATACAAGTTATTTTTTGAAATTCTACATCAACTTGAAGAAAATGTAGACTTGCATATTATAGGTGGAGATTTATTTGACCGTGTTCCTTCAATGGACGAAATAACTTTGTACTTTGATTTTATCAAAGATGTAGATATTCCAACCATTATTTTTGATGGTAACCATGAAGCAACAAAAAAGCACAAAACATTCTTTAGTAACCTAAAGAGAGCAACCTCTGATATAAACCCTTTAGTTGAAATTGTAGATACAACCACAGAATATTCGTGGGGAACTATACTACCTTATGTAGACTTACATAAAAAAGGTGGAATAGAAAAGTGTAATTTTGACAAACCTTTGTTTACTCATGTAAGGGGTGAAATACCTCCCCATGTTACACCAGAGGTTGACTTGGATAGATTCGATAACTTTCCTGTAGTATACGCGGGTGACCTACATAGCCACTCCAATACGCAGAGAAATATTGTATATCCAGGCAGTCCTATGACTACATCTTTTCACAGAGATGTAGTTAAAACAGGATATCTTCTCATTGACGATGAAGGAATGTATGGAGATTGGAGCTGGCACGAATTTGATTTACCACAACTACTAAGAAAAACAGTAGAAAGTGAAAATGAAATGATTGGCACAGACTTTCACCATACTATCTATGAAATAGAAGGTGATGTAGCTGACTTAGCAAATATCAAGAACTCTGAGTTACTTGATAAAAAAGTTGTAAAACGAAGTACTGAAGCTACACTTAACCTTAAAGAAATGTCAATGGAAGAAGAACTAGTAGAGTACCTAAGTGCGATACTAAATTTAACTGACGATAAAATTAAATCAATTATGGGAGTATTTAATGATTATTCTAAAAAAGCTACGCTGGGATAACTGTTTCAGCTATGGGCAAAATAATACTCTTGACCTTAATGACAGTAACCTCACCCAACTTGTTGGGACAAACGGAATGGGTAAGTCTTCCATTCCGCTTATTATCGAAGAAGTCCTATTCAATAAGAATAGTAAAGGGATAAAAAAGCAAGAGATACAAAATAGATTCGTCAACAATGGCTATGCTATCAATCTTACCTTTCAGGTAGATGAAGACGATTACGAGATTGATGTATCTCGTAAGGCATCAATTAAATGTAAACTGTATAAAAATGGAGAGGATATTTCCTCTCATACTGCTACGAATACTTACAAGACAGTTCAAGAACTACTTGGACTTGATTTTAAGACTTTCACACAGCTTGTTTATCAGAATACAAATACATCATTACAGTTCTTAACTGCGACAGATACAAATAGAAAAAAGTTTCTCATTGATTTGTTAAAGTTAGAGGAATATGTAGAGTTCTTTGATATATTCAAGGACGCAGCTAGAGAGATTTCTTTTGAAGTCAATAGCCTCAATAGTAGGTCTGACACAATAGTAAAATGGTTAGAAGAAAATAAATTAGAGAGTATAGACATACTTCCTATCTTAGATTTACCAAAACCATCAGAAAGTGACGAGACAACTTTAAGGCAATTACAAAGCGATTTTGAAAAAATTTCGGAAAAAAATAAAAAAATTATAGATAATAATTTTATAAAAGAGCAACTCGAAGACCTAGAACGACAAGGTCATTTAGACCCTGTAGGAGAGGAAATATCCCTTACTGCTATGCTGCAGCAACAAGGAACCTTCGGTTCCAAGATAGCTGAAGCTCAAGCACACTTGGATAAACTCTCGGAACTACATGGACAATGTCCAACTTGTGAGCAAGAAGTAAATGATGAAAAAGTGGAGGAACTCAATCAATTTTACTTCAGTCAGAAAACAATTGCGGAAAATGAAACAGTTGTACTCAAAGAAAAAATTGCGGAGGCTAAGGAACACAACAAGAAAGTGGTGATTCAGAAAAACCAGCAAAGACAGAAAGAAGATTTTATTCGTGATTTGGACAGTAGTCTACCTTCTCAGATTTTAGACGGTGACGAAATATCTTCCTCGATTGACGAACTTTCTTCCAAATTGAGAAATATACATAACGAGATAGATAGAATAAGTGAGGAGAATATGAAGGCGGAACGCCATAATACTCGTATCTCAATTATTCAGGAACAATCAGATGGTATGGAGTCTCAACTCGAAGAACTCGTCGCAGCTTTGGGTAAGGTAGAAGAAAAATCTGCCCACCTTGAAATCTTAAAGAAAGCTTTCAGTACAAACGGGCTACTTGCCTACAAAATTGAGAATCTTGTAAAGGATTTGGAAGATTTGACAAATGAGTACTTATCTGAACTATCAGACGGTAGATTCAGTCTTGAGTTTGTTGTTACAAATGATAAACTGAATGTAGAAATAACTGACAATGCAAAAGTAGTTGATATACTTGCGTTGTCCTCTGGTGAACTCGCAAGAGTTAACACCGCAACATTACTAGCAATACGAAAACTTATGAGTAGTATTTCTAGTTCAAGGATTAATACACTCTTTCTTGATGAAATAATAAGTGTACTAGATGATGAGGGTAAAGAGAAGTTAGTAGAGATACTACTTGGAGAGGATTTAAATACTTACCTAGTATCTCATGGCTGGACTCACCCACTTCTAGCAAAGATTGAAGTAATTAAAGAAGAAAATATTAGTCGTTTGGAGTAATATGGTTCATAAAGAAGGCGATACCTTTTGGTATCATGAGTGTCCGCACTCAAACAAAAAAGTATATTTGCCATTGGGCATGAAATGCCCTGACTGTATATTAAATGAAATGGACAGTTTAGAAAGAGCAAAATTAGAACAGGCAAGATATTTAAACAACATTGAAGGAAATGATTAAAATTGGTAAACGCAAGACAGAAAGGAACTAAAGCTGAGAAAGAAGTAGCAGCTATATTGAAAAGACACACAAACTTAGACTTTACACAGACACCTGGTAGTGGTAGTGGTAAAATTAAAGGAGATTTGTATGTCGAAAATAAACATAACCTATTCCTTATAGAAGTAAAACACTATAAGGATATGGGTTTTACTCACAAAATTTTTACACAGAAAAGTAATAATTTTGTAAAGTGGTGGAACAAAGCAATATTACAGGCACAGCAAATGGAGCAAGAGCCTATTATATTGATGAAGCAAAACTACTCAAATTGGTTTGTTGCAACTACACGCAAACCAGTAAAAGAAAAAAGATATATGTACATAAACTGGCTCGGTGCATATATAATGAA